TCAGGGTCATAAGCTACATATTTTTTCTTTTCTTCTTTCATATTAGTGTTCCTTATTAAACTGCTGTATAGCCAGTAGCTATATAGTATGTAGTAACATATGATCCGCAACGTATAGTTACTGAACCGTCAGAAAAAGACATCAATTTAGCATTACTATAGTTAACAGTATTATTGTAATTGAATCGATACCCAAGGGTTACTCCGTGAATTTGGTCAAAAGCATCAGCGAAAGTATCAACGTAGGTAGCATCTCCTGTACCCCCTACTCGACCTGTTTTGATTGTAAAACCTGTTTCTTTATCTACCCAAGAAGAAGTAGCATCTTCTGCACCAATTACGGAAGCGAGACTATTACGGTCAAAGCCTATAGCTTTAATCTTAGTAACACTAGCTATATCATCTGCTAGACCATCTACCTTGACTGCTTGTATAGTATACTGTCCATCTTCATTAGCACCTCCATGGTTATCTACAAAAGAGTCTTCTATATAAATATTATAATACTTGAAGTACCCACTCTGGCTGCTGTCGTACGCACTCCAAGTAGCTCCCTCCCATACTTTGTTATAAATTAAAGTACCTGAAACACCTACACCTCTGTAAACTTTAACCCTCCATTTAGGTAAGTCAGAAGCAGGATAAGGACCTGAAGGTGTAAGGGCGACAGGAGTACCTATTTTGAACATATCAAAAGTAATATCACAGATGCCTAACTCATTTATAGTAGGGGTAGTAATAAAAGTAGTGGTAGAATTAAAAGTATTATTATAAGTTGTAGCGCCCCCTGCTATTTCCCCTAAGTAATCAGGGTTGATAGCTTTTAGTGCTTCTTCACTAATAGCGCTGACTCCTGATATAAAGTCAACCCCTGCTGTCCCATTTACATGAGCTTTAGACTCTCCTTCTACTACACTAACAGAGAAGATGTTATTACCTGTTCCAATATCTCTCATAGAGATAGGAGTAGAAGATAAAGGGTCTAGTATCATGGAGACTCCTGATACGTTGCCTGTCTCTGACCCTGTAGTGCTAACTGTTAACTGAGAACCTCCAACCGTATCTGCTCCTAGATTTCCTGAGAAAGTACCACTTGTAGCAGTCATGTTTCCTTCCATATCGACTCTAAAAGGTGCAGATGCAAAAGTATCATTACCTAAAGACAGCCCCTCTGAGCTGGCTTTTAATACAGAAGTACCTTGCCCTAATTGTATAGGAGCGTCCATAAGCCCTGGAACACCTCCAGCGCCTGGGTACTCATATAAAGACCTCATTTCTGCAATACTCAAAGGTGCATCATATAATTTAACCTCTGACAAAGATCCTACAAAAGCGTAAGTAGAGTTATTAGGTATACCTCCGTAGTTTGAGGCATTACCTATAGTTATGCTACGCTGGTATCCTGTGTCATTATACCCTGTACCACTTACTACCTCTTCCCCATTTACGAAACCTTTAAACGTAGTACCATCCCAAGTCACCCCTATTTGATTCCATACATTAGGCAACATACCTATACTATATGTGGCAGGGTCTATAGTACTAGCATTAGCGTAGAACGTGAGAGTTTGTCCATCTGTTGAGTCTCCTTGGTCTACTATTACAGACCAGTAGCTACTGGCAGACCTACCAATTATTCTTGCATACTGAGGGCCAGAGGTAGTAGTAGACTTTGCCCACAGACTAGCACTAAACCCTCCTGATTCAAGAGTAGATGAGTCGGTATGGGATATTAGTTCCGCGCCTCTGTAGTTTACAAGACCATTACCCGAAGGAGCACTAGTATCAACAGCTATAGTACCTGCCGTAAAGACTCCGTGAACCCCTGAGACACTGTCTGTTATAACATTATCATTAACACTATTACAAGGATAGTAATGTTTCAAACCTTGTGTAGGGTACTTCTTTACTGTATTAAGAGAGGTGTCTATAGAAGAGTACTCTGTTAAGAAATAACCAGATGAAGTCTTGTAAACACTACCTATAATAATATCGTTAGAGAAGTCCAAATCCAAGTTCTTAGCAAAAGTGAACCCTGAGAAAGTCTCTGGTAGAGAACTGTCTACTTCTAAAGATGTATCACTTAGTATTCTTTCTACTCTATAAGTAAGTTCTAAAGTTGTAACCTTTATGATAGATCCTACTTTTAACTCTGTAGTAAAAGAAGTGCCTGAGCCTGTAATAGTAGAAGACTTGACGGCTTTACTAATAGTACCAGTTAGATTGGAGCCTACAGCGTTAGTAGTATTTCCTGTACCTGCATCATACCAAAAAGGATGTCTATAAGCCTTATTATACTTTATAAGTTTTATCCTGTCAGTAGTATCACTAGCGTCTAATAGTAGGTAGTGGTGTTCTACAGGAAATTCAGTAGAGTTTGTTCTGTTTGACCAGGTTATATTAGGAAGAGTGCTGCAGCTCTGACTCCATGTACTTGCTGTGGAGCTAGAGTTGGAGATACTATCAGAATAAGGAGAAGGTTTTACATTCCACGTTTGTGAGTCAAACTGAAATAAGCCCGCTTTATCTATGGATACTCCCGAAGAAGAACGCCCTCCGAAAGGTAACCCTCCTGGGACTCTTTGAACAGGATTCTCAAAATTCTCACTAACTACCACAGTCTGTCTTACAGCTTTAGACTTATTGCCTAAGTCGTTAATTACTCTCACGGCTACTTCATACGTACCGGCCTCTACTCCTTCAAAGGTGTAAGAAGTAGTAGTGTGCCTTACAAACAAAGGGCTTCTCTGATCTGGTATATTATGTTCAATCTGAAAACCACTAAGATATTCGTATGTCTGTTCTACACCATGAAGCGCATCAGGCGCCTCCCATCTTATTGTTATTTGTTGTCCTGCCATTTTCTTTAAGCTCCTGTTATATAGATACGTATACGTTGAGTACTGGAGGTACTATATCTGTTGGTTTAACTGAAGGGAATACTGTATCCCCTATATAAGTTGTAAAGTCGTTATCTACAGCATCGAATTTTTCATCATAGTGTTCTACTGCTGTAATATTAAACTGGTTTTTAGAGTTCTGAGATATAGCTAATATCTTATACTCTTTCGCAGAAGCTGAGCTTTCTAGTCCATTGCTAAGTGTTTCGTTTAACACCCAGATTGTCTCTGCTGATATGTCTGAAGTAAAAGCAGTGTCTACAGTCAAAGAGGATTTAGAACCTGCTGAGCTTGTTACTGTCTCTGTCTCTACACGTGTATATTCCTGCCAAGATAAAGATAAACCATCAGTAGAATTTGCAGAAGACTTGGCATTTATAACATCTTCTTCACTCTCTATAGTTTGTAGTGTGTACGTCCCGTTAGAGTTTGAGTCTATAAATGCTTCCTTAATTAAATCCCCTTTCTTATAAGACACAGAATTGATCATAGCAGTCTCTTGCAATAGAAAGGCTCCAGGCTTTATTACTAACACACTTAACTCATAAGTTGAGTTAGTATTTAAAGTAACATTGGCATCAAGAGGAACTACAGTATTTTCTAGTATAGCTTGGTTGTTATACACTCGTAAATCAGAATGTAAAGCACCTGACCAATTTACCATCGTGTATTCACCTGCAATAGTGTTCTCGAAAGTTCCATAGCCTCCAGAATCCGTGCCTGCTAAAACATTCCCTTCTAACCCTGAAGCATCTGTGGTAGACGCAGAAGCAATAAGTCTACCATCTATCCATACCCTTGCAGAACCTGCGCTTGTGCTTCCAGACCCCGGCATCATCTCCCATATAACTGTATGAGATCCTCCATCAAACTCAGGTATATCACTGATAAGTACTTTTAATACGACAGCGTCTCCGTCAGTAGACTGAACAGAAGCCTGTCCATCTCCTGCTCTTAATACGAGTTGAGGGCTTCCACTGTTGTATAAAACACCTATTAAAGCTCCTACACCGCTGCCGCCTCTCTCCCATAAAACTTCGTTTGACACAAAAGAACTAGGGAGTACTACATCACAGGCACATACAGTATTCTGGGCCATGTTAGTTGTTGTCATTCCTGTAGTAGCTGAATTTAAATTGCCTGCCGAGATACTAGCTGAAAGCGTGAGCATTTTTTCTAAATTAGAAGACACTCTACCACTGTAACGGACAGACGTACGATCTGCGTCTTGTATGTTTACAATGTCTCCAGGAGTCAGATAAGAAGCATTTATAGCAGTTGCAAAACTAGCGACTTCTCTTTGATTAGCTGCCGTCCAAAGCTTCCATCTGCCGTACCTCAAAGCTTGTCCTTGTGATGTAGCTCCAAAAGCAGTAGCAGTTTGGCTTATTATCTTCCCTGTCTCTGCTATATTTATCCTATCTTCTACTAATAAAGGCTCTAGTTTGTAGTTTGCATCAGGGTTATTCCAGCTCACAATAACTTGGTTAATACGAGTTTTACTTCCTGTACCTTCGTAAGAGAAAGCCCCATCTATTATGTTACCTTTTGTAAAGTTGTATACAGGCCCCGAAGGTGCGTCCATAACAGGCATCACTTTACCATCTATGTAGTATAACATACCTCTAAATACTGTAGCCATATCTTTTAATACTTTATAAGCGTCCGCAGACTTAGTAAAGTAAGCATTCAATGTAAATCTAGGTTCGAAACCTCCTTTACCGTCTGGAACAAGCTCATCACAGTATCTTCCTATTCTATATAAAGCATACTTATCAATATCCATAGATTTAAGGAAGTCTCCTAACCCGTATCTGTTATTGGTCAGTATATCGTAGAAAGTCCATGCAGGGTTATTAGTATATACTAGAGTTTTTCTAAAGCTTGCATCCCAATCCTGGTAAGTAGAGCCAACGAATCCAGTAGTAGCATTTCTATTGTAAGTTGCAGTGTTAGTACCTGTTTCCTCTCTTGTGACATAATTAGAGGGTACTTGTACCATTAAACCACGCAGGTGGTAAGTTCTTTGTGGTATAGTTTGAAATTCTTTTGTAGACCAAGACACTTTAGCCATAGCAGAGTACGGGTGGTTCAAATTCTCTTTAAGAATAGAGCTAACACTTCCTACTACAGAGCTAGAGCTATTAGACCAATCTTTAGAGGCTTTTTCATCTGCGTTTTTGTGTGCAGGGTCTCCGTGGTTAGTTCTTCGACTTACAATTACTTTAAAGTCATCAAAAGGTTTATAAATACTTAAGTCTATAACACTAGTATAAGCTAAAGCGTTTTTATTTTTAGATACGTGAAGAACTTTCTCTTGTAGAAGTATATTTGAACCAAAAGTTGAACTACCTGAAGCTTTAAAAGCTGCCTCTAGTTTATACCCTGTATAGTTAGGTTTATCATCTCCATCTGAGTCAACAGCATAAAGACCTCCTGGGTAGTTAAAACTTAAATGTACTTCATCTACTTCTTGTATCTGACTAGCACTTAGATTGAAGCCGTTTGTAGCAGTTGCCCCGAGAACTTGAGGTGCAGAAGACCCTCCAAAACCTGTAGTCCAAAGAATTGAACCTAAGCTAGGCTGATTTGTAATAACAGTAGAGCCTACTCCCGCATATCCGGAAAAAGGTGCTTGATTTAAGGTTCCTATTCTAAACTGAGTCTGAACACTTCTATATGTACTAGTCGAAGAAGCCTCCACATCTTCTAGATCATTGTTTTCCGCCCCTGTTACATCGAAAAAGTAGGAAACAGGAGTGCCTGTAGGGTTTAGACTCCAGTTTTCTGCTAAAGTTATTGTGGTTCCACTTATACTTGAAATCTCTATAGCAGAATCTAGTTGTATGTGATGATCTCCCTCTGGAAGAAGATGATTAGTTCCAAGAAAGAAAGCAGTAGGTATAAAGACAGCGACAGTAGAAGTAATTAATTCTGTTATGTACCCTTCAATAGGATCCCCTCCAATTACTGGATATATACGGACAGGGCGGTAAGACGTATTACCTGTCCAAGGGGGAGAAACCATAGCCGAAGTAAAAAAGGCAGTATTAGAAACTAGCTGAAGAGATCTAATGCCTGAAGGGCTGTTGTACCAAGAGGCATTAACAGTAACAGAATTAGCTTCACTACTTCTAATAATAAGATGCTTAGTCCCTGTAGCAGGAGTGTTAATAGGGTCAGTTACTAAAGCATTATTGATAGTTGCAGTACTAGAGCCATTATCAAGCGTAACTGTTAGAGGGCTAGGATTTAGATATTGGGGAGCTTGATCTAAAGTTACTGCTCTGTCGTTATTAAGGTATATAGAAGCAGTCCCTTCTACCAAACCATAGATAGGCCCCTCACATATAAGGTCTGTTACTACTAAAGTTTGTCTATCTGTCTGCCCTGAATAGCCTCCGAAAGCTACATCTGAGGTATCCTGTGTAAAACCTGGTACTTCAACTAGTCCTAGGTTGCCAAATTCGCTCATTATTTAGTCTCCGCTTCTACTTCTTGTTTGTATAAATACATGTTATTTCCTGAGTCTATAGTAACATTATTGTTTCTATATGTGCCTGATATCGCCTCTACAGAGATAGCCCTTCCAGGGACTCTAAGCTCTCCGTATAGGATAGGTACAGGGTCTCCTTCAAGTATATTTTGAGAGTTTCCGTTAAACAAGTAGTTAGTAGGATTATCTGAATCCACTGAAGGATCTGGGGCCATTAACTGTTGTAACCCTGCTAATGCTAAGTTAATAGCAATAGAGGTAGCTATCATAACCCCTGTGCTTAGAGTTGTAGCTCCTGCAACGTATAAAGAGCCTGCGGCACCTATTTGAGGCATAGCAATCATTATAGCTATTATAGCTATAGCAGCTAGTATCTTTCCTACACCACTTTTTGATCCAGCAGGGATAATACTTAGTGTAACATCTCCCTCTTTTACAGGCAGAAACAGGTCATCCTCATCTATACTATTACCCGCAGTTTCAACTACAAAACCTGTCTGGGACTCGTGGCATTCTAAAAGATACTTCCTAAAACCGGGGCGATTTACCTCAATACATTTAAATATATCTGAGTAAGAATCTGCCTCCATAGTGAAGCTATCTCCAAACTTTTCTGCTATAATACCAGTAAAATGTACTTTACGTCTCATACCTATAAACTCCAATTATAAACTTCTTCCAGAAAGGGTAAAGGTTCTCTCTGCAAGATATTCTATTCTGTGCGTGATGATAAAATAAATCATCTCCTAAGTAAACACCACAATGGTTGCCTACGTTTGCGTGGACTTGAAAGATTAGAAGATCACCTTTTTGCATATTACCCTCAGCCTTTCTAAAACCCCACGTATTAATATATTCTTCTGTAAAGTAGTCTAACCCCTTCTCCCACCAATCATCTTCAAATGGAAGCCTTTTCGGTAGCTGTAGCCCTTTAGAAGCATAATAATCTAATCCTGCCTCTAAGCAATCATTTACGCCGAACTCATACTCTCTACCATACAAAGGTTTAGTGTCTCGTACAGGTTGTAAAACATGTAGTTCCATCTCTGGGTAGCTAAATATGTAGTAAGGTAAACCTGTTGCATTACAATGTTTTATATCAGAAATACTAGGTTCGGGGCTAGCGTCTGGGTGGTTATGTACTATAGCTACTATATCACACTTCCGAGAGATAGATATATACTGCGAAGAGTCCATTATAAAGTCCTCTTCATCCTCTGCTACATTATCACAAGGAAACCATTGTATTACACCTTTTACTGCTCCCAATACCCCACAAGCTTCTCTAGGGTATGCCGACTCAAAGTGATCTTCTATACTTTGTAAGTGTTTTATCATTAGAATTTTGCCGTACCTGGATACGCTCCAAAAGGTAAAGAAGAAGAAGTATTCTTAGCACCAGAAGGCGCAGAGTCTACTACTGTTATAACTGCTGGAACATACTGAAACCTAGATTTACAAGAGTTTAGTGTTTTACCACAAACATCAGCACGTACCCAATAAGTAGACTTATTCTCTGGTACAATTGCTGAAGGAACAGAAGAGTTATGCGCCGCTAGGCATCTCCAAACAGTATCAGAATACTTTACGTGATCTCCAACACTATAAGAAGTATTAGAGTTGTTGTGTACTGTATATATATAAGACTCTTTCCAATAACTAGAAGAGGTTCCAGGAGTTTGGTTAGTGTGTGCTATTAAACACTGCCATATCTTGCTAGCGTACAAGGCATAGCTAGATAAGGTATAAGAAGTACTGCTACTATATGTTGTCGTACCCGCCGGAGTAGCTGAAATTAGGGGTTTATCTTCTATATCAAAATATACACTATGTACTCGGTTAGTATTATTAGCTGCGTCTAGTATAGTAGTACTTCCGTTCTTTAACCAAGTACAACCACCACATTTGTTTATGTCATTGCCTTGATATTTCCAACTACAATACTTTCCTATTATAACTCTTCGAGGTAGTTTAATATTCTCAAGGTCATAAGGTACTGCCATTTCGAAAACTATTGCAGTATTTGTTTCAGAAGCTATACGGTCTATAATATATACAGAACTCCTAAGCTCTACAGGAGGTGTTGTATGCGCCGAGCCTCCTACAAGATATTTTGCAAAAGTTCTTCTGTGTGTAACCCTTACACCTACTAAGTCATCATATTTAAAACTACCTAAAGCAGTTTTAAATAGAGTAGATACGTTAGCTACAGTTAGAGTAGGTCTAGAAGAAGACCCGTCTGCTGATAAGTCTAACCCATCTATAACCATAGGTAAAGGAGTATAAGTTCTAAGGTTATAAGGGCTTTCTGCATCCCTAAATATAACATCGGCTAAACTTTCTGTAACCCCTGGATGGAAGTATAGTATACTACCATCAGATAATTCAAGATCAAACAAGTCAACAAGAGGACTATCCAGTTCTTGTGTTTGCACCTCGGTTGCAATAATGTTTGTCATGCTTCAAATACTCTTCTTAATGATATAGTAAGACCGTAAAAGTCATCGTAGGAGAAAGTAGTGTTATAATCAACGCACACTACTTTAACGTCTCTCTCTCCTGTTCTTGTAGTGTTATTAGTATCAGGTATAGTAATAATAAATTTGGTAGTACCTTTTAAATTGTCTAAATANGCTACTACGTCATCAATAAAGACTTTCTCTCTNNNTANAAANGACAAAGAGTATGTTTCTTTTACTGAGTTTATACCGTCCGCCTGTCTTTGTTCGTACCCATCTCCAAAGGACGCTAATAGTACCTTTGGAGACGAGCTTCTTGTCATCGTTTTGTCAGGAGTAGCATAAGTAGCTGCCCCATCATATATAAAACCTATGCTCATTACGCTGCTCCGTACGGGTTAAGTATCCCGCCTGATCTTTTTTGAGTGTGTAGTTCTTGTTGTACGGCGTGAGCAATTGCTTTACCTAACCCCTCCATATCTCCTCCAGAACTTCCTTCAGTAGTTGTCTGTCCTTCTGAACTTATATTAACTACAATATTATTAGTACCACCTCCAGAGTTTTTCATTTCTACAGGTATAGATCTTCCATTAGGTAAAGGCACTACTGCTTCTGTTCCGTGTAATATAGCAGGGAATCCTTTTGTGGCTCCTTTGGCAACACCCCCTGTAGCCAGCTTCGGTATCTGAGAACCCATTGCAGTTATAGAACTACTTGTTGCAATATCCAAGTTATTACCAATTCCTTGACTAATATTACTCAGACCAGAGTCTACTGAACTCGTATCAGGCCCCATACCCAAGCCTCCTATTGCGCCTTGTAATAATCTCATTACAAGCAGTCTAGAAATCATGGAAGCAATATCGGATAATATAGACTTAGCCATGCTTCCGAAAGCTTGCTTAGCTGTCATAGTTCCTGTGATTAAAGCATTAAAAGCAGTAGCCATATTAGTCATAAGAGAATCTCCTATTTCAAGACCCATTTGATGAATCTCATTAGCAGCCAACTTTGCACTGTCTTTCTTTTGTACAGCTAGGGCTATCTCTCTTTGACCTTCTTCCATAGCTATCTTGTGGGAAGCTCTTTGAATTTCATCCATAATTAGAGTATCGGCAGAGCGCATTCTCTCTAAGTCATTCTTCTTCTGGCTTAACTCCAAACCTGCGGCTTGTACAGCTAACTTCTTCTGCTCTCGTGCGGCGAATTGACTATTTAAAACAGACCCTGCTTTCATGCTAGCAATGGTAATAGCAGTCTTACCTTTAGCTATTCTTTTCTCTTCTGTCTCTATTTTTTGTAGGTTAGATATAAATTTGTCTATGCCTCCTGCCCTACTAAATCTTTCGTCTAAAGTTTGTAGTATGTCGGTAACAAGCCCTAAGGATTTACCTGCGGCAANAGCTCTTTTGCCCATTGCAGCAATGTTTTTTGTATAACTTAGTACAGCCTGAGAGCTTGCCCCTTTTAAGGCTGTAGTTATATTACTTAATTNATCTTTAGCTCCATCAATATTAGCTGTAAAAGAAGAGGCTTCGTGAGTTAATGTCTCAACTGCGCTAACCACTCCAGAGTTTACAGCGTCAGCAAATATAGGAGAAAGTTTACTTAACCCTTTCATCTCTTTCTTAATAGAGGCAAGACCTTCAGCATATTTAGCAGGGGCTGTAGTTTTGATTTTATCTAACTCACGTAACATGTCTAGCACAGGTAAACTTTGTATAGCGTTGCCTTTAGCTCTATCAGCTTTTAAAGGATCATAATCGTCATTTGCTTTTCCTGACTCTAGAACTTTATTCATTACCCTACCTCCTGTAATAAGTTCTAGTTCTTTTCTTAGAGATGCTGCAGTGCTTCTTGTATTCTCTAAAACCTCGGCAAACCTTTCCTCTGCTTTAGCGTCTGCTTCTCTTCCTTTAGCCCAGGAATAAAGGCTCGTATCTGCCACAAAGTTCGCTACTTTATCTCCGGCACCTTTTGCAAAGTCTACCTTTGCGGTCATCTCAAAATCCTTAAATAGAGGAATTTTATTAACTTGTTTCTTCACGTAGTTTACAGCCTTTATTGCGGCATTTACTATAACCTCTATAAAACTTAAAAACCCTCTAACTACCGAAACAAGTCCGTCCAGTATAGACTGAGGTGCATTAACTATAGACATGATCATATCATATATTACTTGAATAACACCTAGTATCGCAGTGACTTTCATGGCTTTACTCATAGCTTTACCCATAAACTTAGCGGCTTTACCTGCGAATATAAAAGCTCCTGCTACTTTTTTCTTTATAGTAGACCCTAGTAGCTTTGCATTTAAATTTGTTTTTCTGAAAAAACTTTTAAATTTAGTAGTTGTAACTTGTGCTTTTGTTTCTGCTTTTAATAAACCGTCTCCAATACTGCGAGCAATATCTATTCCTACTTCTTTAAATATACCTTTAGTTACTTTGCCTGTCTTCAAAAAGTCAGCTTCTGCGGCTTTTAAAGCTTTTTTAAGGTTAGTAATATCTGCTCCTTTCATTGTACCCGAAGAAGCTCTTGCTAATACAGGAGACTTAGACCCTGCTTTTACAGCAGTTGCTGCACCTGCTTTTATCTCTACTGCACCTTCTTTTCGTAAGTCGGAGGCAAGTACTTTTGTTTCTTTTAATTCTGCGTTATACTTATCCAAAGCTGTTTGAGCCGCTGCAGCTTTAGTTATCTGCCCTGTAAAAAAAGATGTTATAGCCGTCTTAGCACTATCTACGAAAGGCATGTTCTTTGCTATACCTACACCAATTGCTCCAAAGAAAAGAGCAGCTACGGTTGCATTCTCATTTAAGAAACCTGCGAGCGCCTTGAAGGGGGGAAGTATTACGTTAGATAAGGTCTTAGCTAAGTCAGAAAAGGTTGCGCCTAATTGAATAAAAGGGTTTGCTTGTCCTTCAGTCTCTCCAACAACTTTGTTTAACTGTACCATAGTCTCTAGATAAACTGCCTGAGACTGATCAGCAGAGGTTAAAGCATCTGCTGCTATCCCTAAAGATAAAGCATATTTTTTCTTGGCATCTTCTAGCCTAAGAGTAATACCTAGCTCATCTAGTAGTTCTGGTTCTGCTTTTGATACGCCTCGGGTTAGTCTATCGAAAGAGTCTGTAAAGTTTCTACCTAAAACGTTAGATACTTTCAACGCTCCGTCTGCCATTGCTGTCATCTGATCAGAGGAGAAGCCTTTTGCAAGTCCCATTGCAGAAGCCGCTGCAGCTGCTTGGAAATCTAGCATACCTTTAGAAGCTTTTCTTAGTTTATTGGTAAGACTTTGCATAGCTATACCACTATTCTGGGCAAACTGTATTTGACTCTTCTCTAGTACTTGAACATCAGAGGCGTTTTTTAAGAAGTTAAACGCTGCGGATAATGCAAACACACTAGCTGCAAAGGTTGCATAAGCGCCTACTAAGCCTCCCATGCCTTGCTGCATTTTAGAAAAGGCTTTGGTACCATTAGAAGTGGCTCCGGCTGCACCTTTTGCTTTTTTAGAGTAGTTATCGCTGCTTTTTCCAGCGCCGTCTAAGTCTCCTGCGGCTTTTTTAGCTCCTAGGCCTACTTTTCCAAGCGTACCTTTATCATCAATCTGTACATCAATCTCAACTTTATTCTTTGACATTAGCCTTTCACATTATGGGTGAAATTGTTCTCACCGCCTGCAGACTTTCGTTCTTCTGCCTTTAGTTTTTTAGAGGATTGAGCTGCTTTAAACTCTACTATAAGACCCTCATACATTTTCATTATATATAATATTACTTTGGCATCCTCCACTTCATAGAGACTAAATAAGTACCCTACGTTTGTCCAAGTCTTTCCCATATAAGTTCCAGACATTCCTTCCCATCTATCTTCTAGTAGGGAGAATATAAAAAATGCCACTTGTACCTCTTCGGGAAAATCCGAAGAAGTCAGCGGCATCTTTTTAGGGTCGGGTTCTTCCCCTAACTGCTCACAAATACGTAAGTACTTGTCTAAGTCGATTTGATTGCTGCTTTTAACGTACTTTTCAAGCAGGGAATGAATCTCCTCTACTTGTTCCCAGTAAAATTTTCTAAGCTACCTACAGTATCGGTTACCCATGAGTCGAAATCGGTAGAGTTCTTCATAAGAAGCTCTGCGTTTTCACAGGTAAATACTAGTTCGTCTTCAGGGTCAAAAGAGGCTACATCTACTAATAGTAAGGTTTCTAGGTATTTATATTTTAATCCAGACCAACCTTTAATAACGTCTTTACAATACTGTACTAGAAACTTGTCTTCATCTAATACTTCTTCTGGTTGACGAGTCTTTTTACTGAATTTAGTTGTTACACATTTCTTACGTAGTTTTATTAATTCTTCTCTTGCTAAATAGCAGAGAGATACTGTCATATCTGGAAAACCTGGAAAATCTAATTCTACGGTTTTACTTGGTGTCATTAAAGAGGCTAATGAAATTGGGGTGTCGCTCATGTTTTAATCCTTTATTAATCTTTCGGGTTTCTAATGCGGAAGTTTATTTTTCGCACTTCTATTTTGTAATACATATTATAGTTTAATGAGGGAAGAAAGTCAAGACTTATTTTTCTTAGGGGGACGAAAAAAGGGACCGAAGTCCCTTTTAGCAAAGTGTTTTTTCTATTCTAGACTGTGTTGCCTTTATAAACAATTGTAGCTTCATCAGCTAAGTTCAAAGTACTTGAAAGAGCATGGAAGTTAACTTCTAGAGAAATTACATCTTCTATACTGTGTGTAGGTACTTCCAAGTGACAGTTTGGAAGTGTTACTTGCATTGTAGGGTTAGCAGAGCCACCTATATCGAACACTAGGTTGAAGTTATTGGTTACAACTGAGTTAGACTCTATTAAATCCTCGAACAAGTCACCGCTACCTGCTGAAGTATTACTTAAGTAACAAGTAAAAGAACCTCCAATATTACGAGTACCTGTCACATGTCCAATAGGTTGATTAACTACCCCTAAAGTTTCTGGTGTTAGATAGGTAATGTTGTTTTCAAAGTTTAAGCTACCACCTGTTAGAGTAAGAGTATAAGCAGCTTGTATAAAGCCGTCTGTTGAGTTACCTGTACTAGTTAAAGTAGTTAATCTATTACGAATAAAGTTATTTGTAGCACTGACTGCTTCTTTAATGATAGTACCTGGTAAGTCTGATGCTGCTACTTGTGTAACTAAAGAAGCGAAACCTGCCCAATTAATTGTAGCAATACCATCTATATCAAAGTCTATACCTGCGCTATTTACTACAGAACCCGCTAGTTTGTACATGTTATGAGTGCCGTCAGCAGGAGTGCTACCTTCTCCCATAACAAAATAAATGTCATAAGTCTTTAAAGTAGTTGAGTTAGATCCTAAGAAGTCAATAGTACAAGTAGTTGTACTGTTAACGATATTATCAGACCATGCTGCTTCTGTAGCTCCACTAGACGCGGTAAAATCTGCTTTACCAACTAAGCCTGCCCATAGAGCTTCTTCTACTGCATGTACATTAGCATCTGACCCTGTGTCTTCCCAACCGTCTGTGCTAGCTGGTGTTCCTTTGAAAGGACGTGCGTAGGTACTAAAAGACCATTCTGCAGGTGCATAAGAGTCGTTGAACATTTTACGTCCACGTCTACTTGATCCTGCTACTGACGACATTTCATTTAGAGTAATTTCTGAAGCATTGGTTGCTTGCGAAAAAGAAAAGCCGTCAAGAACGGGAATCTCCCACGCTATTGTACCGTCTGATACAATTACTCTGGTGTTTCTGCTAAAAAATAGATCATTAGCCATGATTTAATCTCCTGTATTATCTTGAAAAGGACAGGGCGTGAACTTTTGCTCGTGCCTGCATTTTCTAGTATCGAACCTCTATAAGTATCTCTCCGACACCTAATGGTTCAAGTACACCTTCATCAGTATCAATACTGATTATTGTGATTTGTTGTGTGCTCTGTCTATTTCCTTGGCGATCTGTGTATGTAAGGCTAGAACTATCTTCTAGTACTGTCTCTACATCTTCTAGTAGCTCGTCAAGAGCTTTAACAGCATCTTCATCTTGTACGTAACATCTAAGAGTTATGGATAGAAACCTATCTTTAAACCCTCCTCCTTGGTAATCTCGTGTCTCACTCCCTGCATTTAGGTGAACCGCAGGAAACTCGTCTATCTCATCCCAGAATTTAAGTCTAGGGGATACGTTATCATTTAAAGCAGTTAAGTAGTCCCCTGCACCGTTGATATCTTTTAGCTTATCTACAAGTGCGGTTACTATACCGAGTCTTTTTGTTGTATACTTTCTTGTTGTCATTATACTCTCCTAGTATAGAATCTACCGAGTGCAAGCCCTGAAGCTATCTCTCTTATAGATCGATCAATCAGACGCCTTGGGTCACGTTCTGGAGTAGCCCAAGGAGGCGAACCTGCCCCCATTTCAAAGACTTGGTAAGGCTGTTTATCATATGTGTAGCCTATACTTGGAAACCCTTGAGAAGTGCTCATAATATCTGTTACTCTCACACTTTCGGAAAATCTTCCTGTTCTGTTTTCAAGTGCGGGAGCCTCCATATTATCTCGTACTGTTTGTGTTAACTCTTTTTGTATCATAGCTAATATAGATAAAGAAGAACTCATAGCTGTGGCAGTAGCTTTCTTTCTCTGTGCTATACGGGCTTTAGCTTTTCTGCTGCTAGACATGCTTTTTCCTGCTATGGAAATACTTGTAGATTTAGCTGTTCGTTTGCTATTAGTAGTTTTCTTTTTTACCTTAGCATTTTTTACTTTACCTAAGTGCCCTGCTACAACGAACTCAGTCATATTTACAGCATTGTCTTTAATACTTATGCTGCCTTTTCTACCTGCTATCTCAGCGTTACGTGCCCATTTTGTAATTGATTTCTTTAACTCTCTATAGATATTAGAGAAATCCTCAGGCTCGTCACCGCGTTTGTTAGTACTAGCAGCAGCTAGACTGAGTTTAATAGACTCTTTGGGGCTGATTTTAAACCCGCCTCTTTTAGTACCTTTAGTTTTCCAAGTAGCTAAAAGATCTCCATACTTGTCTTGAATTTGCGTAGCCTCTTTAGAACTCATAAAATCCTTAAAAAACCTAGTCTTCGACATCCACTTCATAGACAACGCTAATCTAGCAGAACCTACTGAGGTGTTCTCTTTGTGAAGTCTATGTATACCATTTTTAAGCGCACTTACTTCGTCTTCCGCAGCGGTAAATTTAGATGTTCCTAATTCTTTCTGTACAAAATCCACTAAGTGACCTTTTATATTTTTATACATACTCTTGGTAGTTTTTGTTTCGGTAAATACAATTATGCTAGGAGTAAACTCTCTAACAGTGCCTTTAGATTTTTTGATAGAGTTGGCGATAAGTGGCCAAGCATCTCGTACACCTTTCTCCCAGTTTATATCCTTTGAAGGTTTGAAAGATACTCCTTTTTTGACCTGGGCTTTAATCAGATTAGAGTAACCCTCTTTCCAAGCTTCTACAGTGTTATTAAACTCTAAGGTTACGATCTGTCTCTGTTTATCCAGTTGCCCACGAGCAAATTCATCATTAAGAACTTTTATCATTTGTTTAAGGTGTTCTTTTGTATCTGCTTTTGCCATTAGAAGTTCTTATAAAGATCTAAAACACGTTTGATATGATCGGGGAAGCCTATATTGCCTGCCTGACTAGTAGTAGAGCTATTTTGTATACTCGCGCCGGAAATGGTTTGTCTCTGCTTATATTCATCTTTATGGTAATAGGTAATTAAATCGAATACTGCAAGTTTTAAGTCTGCAGGACATGATTCATAGCCACCTTTATAAGTAACCCTTACTGAACCTGGCCCCATAGGAAAAGATCTGTAACCAGTTCCTCCATTAGTTCTTAGTATACTGTCAGTATCAGGGTCTACGTAGTACTCTCCTAGTGCTAGGTTAAGAGGTTTATAATTAGATGTAATAGTATCCCTTTCTTCAACAGATACTACAGTCACTACAGGGCTTTCCTGTAAAGATAGAAGATGAGTGCTATAATCTACATTGAAGCTTTCTACTTTATCAGAGGCGTAGAAGTCGACAATAGTGTTATTGCAATAAGTTTTTACTAATTGACTCACAGAGGTAACTAAAGACTCTAGACGTACGTCATCGCCGTAGCCTGTAAGTTTCAAAGCTTCTTTGTAGTCGTCTAAAGTGATTAAGTTTGCCATATCTATGTAAGTCCATTAGTAAAAACTTAAGGAGCAATTCCTTAAGTTTTGTACTCTTTTAATAATAAAAACGAGAAGGTAGCGAACCACCTTCCGTCTATAAAAGTTGCTACTACGCTTGGTAGATAGCGTGTACTGTAGGTCGATTCAAAGCGTAACCTGCAACTAACTCTGTAAAGCCGATTGACTGGCTAGCTACAAGATCGGTACGCTGGTTTGTTACTGAGTAATCAGACTCAATGCTAACGCCGCGTAAACGTGGGATCACGTAGTTACGAGTGTTAATTAGTGAGAATACAGAAGTGTTATCACCGCGAGTAAGTAAATCACTTACTACTACTTCGATACCGTAGATAGATCCTACAGTTCCTGAAGTCTTAGTAGACAACTGACCAACTTGGCTGATATCAGCAAAAGCAGCATCTTGCATTAGTTCCATGTAACCACCAGGGCTAACAACTAAAGCTAAATCGCCAGAACGAATACCGTATTTACCCATCTGTGAACGAGCTTTAATAATGTTAGCTGAAGTTAGTAAGTCAACATCAGAGATGTCAAAATCAGTAACAGCATTACCGCCAGCACCAGATCCATCAAAAGATAAACCAACACCTTGATCAGTACCGTTAACACCAAGTAATCCTGAGATTGCCGGAGAAGCGTTACCGAATAAACACATAGTGTCTTTAGCACGTGCATGAGCGCGGGCCATAGCAGATTGAAGCATAGGTAGTAAAGCTACCAAAGTCTTCTCGTCTGTATCGTTGCTGAGGTTAGTACTAGAGATTAACCGATGAGGTGTTAAGATTACCTGACCAACGTTATAAGCATTAGAACTGTTTGCAGTACCATTAGTGTTAGACTCTAAGTTACCTGCTGGAGCTGAAGTCGCGAAAGTTGCTGCTTCTGCATCTGGATTGATAGGCAATACAGTTGCGCCGCCTGATACAGCGATTTCACGGAAAAGACCGGCAACACGTTGCTCCATCTTAACTTCTTCTTCAAACTGAGTATTTACAGTAGTATCTAATGAAATAGTTACGTTACCAGTAGCAGTTACACCGCCGCCCGCTTTTTCCATCAATTCACGACCGTAATCGGTTTCCATACCTTTACCAGTGATTTTACCAAGGATATGAGCGCCTAAGAACTCAGAACCGAAAGCACTTAAATCTCCGCCTTTCTGTAAGCGACCTGAAAAGTCACGTTTACTAGTACGCATAGATTCTAACTCAGCTGCTTTTTCAGCTAGTTCTGTTTGGAACTTCTCAACGATAGCTGCATGATCTGCACCTTTTGCTTCGAATTCTTTCTGTAAGTCTGCTTGTAACGCTTCTACGCCAGTTGCAATACCCATTTCAATGCCTGCTTTGATTTGTTCACCTTGTAAGGCTTTTTTGTCGTTTGCTTCTTGAGCTGCTTTTTGCTCGGCTACATCGCCTGCTTTTTGCTCTGCTAGTTTCATAGCAATTTTAGCTGCTGTTTCTTCGGCTACTTTTTTTGCAAAAGCTTCCAAGTCTATGTTTTGGTTATCCATTTTGATCTCCTGATCTGCGGAATCATTTTCCGCGCTTTTAGATGTGTGGTCACTAGCTATATTTGAAGCATTTGCTTCGTCCTTAGCCAGAGACTGACCTGCTAGATCTACACGATTAGTGAAAGTTTTTTTGAATTCTTCGTACTCATTATCTGATTCGAAAGACTTCGCGAGCGAGAAAGTAGCCGCCTGATTGCAGGGTACGGAAACAACCGAAACCTCAAACAACTCAGCATCCTTAATCATTAACCCATCGGTTTCTTTTATATAGTCTGCATCCTTGACTTTGAAACCAACGGAAAAGGCTCCAAGAACGCCGTCCTTGACTAGTTCAGCAATATTACCAGGGGCATTCTTGCTGATTTTACATTCGAGTTCTAAACCATTAGGGCCTGCTTTCATGCCTGTAGCACGTCCGATTGGACGGTTGTAGTCATGGTTAAACAGTATAATGGGATTTTTTTCGAAATTACTTAATCCACCCTTTTGCCAAGCCTCAGCTGATATTGTGTCGCCTGCGCGATCAAAGTCTGCTGTACTAGCCATTCCGCGAATCGTGACAGAACCATCAACGTCTTCAGTAGACTTGAAAGTAGATGTTAGATTAAAAATCTTGTTCATATTATTTCTCTGTAGTACCTGCCCTGAGTGCTTCTAGAGGGTCTTTCTTGTTATGTTCTTCTTTGAACTCTTGTGTTGGCTGAGCCAAGTCCCAGTAATCTCTATGATGTTCTTTTAACATTCTCAAGACATAAGGCCAGGGGCCAATGCAGGTGATAGTATCTCTATCTGACACCGGCTTTCTACCATCTCTTTTAAAGTGAAAGTAGGAGGCGGGTAATCCATGCTCTGCAAAGTATAAAGCTAACTTATGTAGCATTTTTGTATTGTGCATATCTTTTTCCTAGGTTATTCTTCTTCGGTTTCTTTAGGTTTTCCGCCTTGTGAAGGATCAACTGCTGAACCTGCAATATTTGCTGGAACACGTATCTCTTCAGTGCCTTTAATAACTGGAAAACCTAACTTCTCTCTTGCTTCCGCAGGAGAAATAATACCGCCGTTAACTAGGGAAGTATAATAAGCTGATTGATCTCGTAGCTCAGGCTGTAGAGCAGGAATCTCTGTAACATCTTCTTTTATGTCAAAACCAAAAAATCTTTCTAAAGCATAATTCATTTTTCTATGGATAGGAAGTATAGTCTCAAGATAATACAATCGTAAATTTGGGCGAATATTGGCGTTGTTACCAGAATCGAATAAAAGGTACGGAATCCCAAGCGTCTTAGCAATGACTTTTTCATTCTCTAAGATTGCATTTTGAAAATCCAAATCTTTAAAGTTGACATTCGATAACTGAGCAATCTCTAAACCACCATCAAGAATAAGAGGTCTTTTACCTCCAGTATCTGGGCGGTATCTTTGCTGCCAAGCCGTCATCATGCGGTCTTTTATTTTATCAGATAAAGTATTAGGGGATTTTAGTACTAAACCAGGCACTGCGCCGTTCTTAAAGAAGTTATCTTGGAAATCTCGCATAGATTTGATAATCTTCATTGTACGAACAGCAGGCTTCAAACGAGAAACACCTCGGTAAGTACTATAGAAAGAGTTTTCTTTGATATGGATAATCTCACTAGGTAAGTAGTCTACATCATTGTAGGTATACTTCTCTATGTAATTCTTTTTGTCGCTGTGGATAGTTACGTTATCCGCAGGTATATGATATAAGTGTGCGCCGTCATAGTAGATGAACATGTTACCATCTAGTAGATAGTCTGTAATTAAGTTACGTTTAAAAGTATTAATGTCTTGAAAAAGGTTTGGTTCTGTATTAAGAAGTAAATCTACTTTAGAACGTTTAATACCTTTTATGACACTAACTCCTTTAGTAGCATTACCTACTCTTACAGGAATTTCTGCAACATCATCAACGATCATGTTTACGCCACGGTTTACAATTTCTAACTCTTCATAGAAAGTCTCATAACTATGATGATCTTCTCTACTAGAATTAGACTGTTGAAGATATTGCTGAACAGGGTTCAACTTCTCATCAACAGAACCGCCAAAAGAAGAACTTTTCTCTTCAGGGGTTTCAATCTCTTTGTTTTCGAAAGGGTTATACCAAGCCATGTTTGTCTCTTTGAATTCCTACCCAGCGCATCTGTTTCTTTGCAGTCCCTAGCGCAGGGTCTTTTCCGTAAATTGAGTGAAGCAACAAGTGATGAGTCCTACACAGCGTAGCCGTATGTTCGTATAACTCATCATTATGTTCTTCAATAAAGTCATCTCTGAGTGCTTGTATATACTCAGGGTTATGTCTGTTCTTTGCGAGCCACTGATTTAACAAAGGCGTTAAACTGTAGTAATGGTGAAAATCAAGCTGTTCTGTTTCTCCGCAAATCTCACAAGATGTGCCTTTATTGTACTTAGATTTTGCCTTATCACGTACATACTTTACTACATCACGTTTTAACTTAGGCATTTTGGCTCCGGTTCTTCATTTTTCATTGATAGAATTATATCGAGTTTAAGGTGATTTGTCAATAACTATTTTTCACTAGGTATCCGCTAGAAGGATTGATTTGCAGTAACAAATGAATATAATGCGTATCGTATAGCATCTGCCATATGCGAAGCCATGTTGTGCTTAGGTTTCTCACGTACTAGATTAGGATTTGGATCCCACTGGTAGGCATCTAAACACGACAGGGACTGCTTTGCAGTTTGTTCTACTAGAAGCTTATCATTGTCTATCAAGGACGAGACATACCCGATCCCGTCAAGGACGGATTTCTTTGCATTGATTGTGGATATGTCGTAGTTCTGTGCGAAATCGAATCTAGTCTGCTGAGCAGCTGAATCAATATAAATGAAATCAATAGCCCACCTGTCAATAAGTTTCTGTATCTCCATCGCGTGCTGCTCAGTAGTTCTCTCAGCATTAAGATATTCATCCAGTAAATAGTACTTCTCTTCATCCCAGTCATAACCAATTACACAAAGTGCTGTTGGATCCTTATAGCCTACATCGAGTCCCGCAAAAACGTCTAGATGTTTTGTATCTAATTGTGAAAAATCCTTTACACATGCTTCGAAGTCAAACTTCCAGATCTGCCCTTCATATGTATTAAAATCAGCTTCGTACTCTTGCTTGAACTCAGCATCAGACATAGACTTACGAGCTTCTGCAATATCACTCTCTGACATGCGTGGGTTGTCTCTGTAGGTTGCACGAATAGAGGCCCATTCGGGAAAGTCATCAGAATATCCTCTATAGAAGAATTCAGAGAACCAGTTGTTGCGACCCCGTGGCGTGGATATGAATATAGCTTTTGAGTTAGGCTTATCAAGTGTAGGACGTAATGCTACGTTAAAAGCATCTTTACCGTCAGCAAGTGCGGCCTCATCAAAAATAATAAGATCGTAAGAACGGCCTACACAAGAGTCAACTTGGTTAACGGAACCCATTCTTACAGCAGAGCCGTTGGAAATTTGAATAACTTTATCTTTAGCGTTATCTTTCGTGACCTCTAAGTCAAAATGTTTAATCAAGTTTCTTTGTAGATCAAAAGAAATTTGTGACAAAGAGTAGTTAGGGGACATAATCAGTATGTTTGACCCCGGGACTAGAGAGACTAGTTGTCCTATGATATTAGCGATATATGTTTTACCCTGTCTTCGTGAAACAGCAGCAGATACAAAGCGGTACTTAGGATTGTTAATAGCATTTATAATTGCTATTTGAGAGGGTAGAGGTGTGATACCAAGTAAATCCAAATAAGGATTTACTGGTAGTTTCAAAAACCGAGAGTCTGTGACTAGCTCATGTATTTCATCGCAAGTAATGTCTTTACGACTTATTTCGACAGCCATTTAATTCTTCCTATAACATGTAATTTAAAAAAGACTGTAATTGGGTTATAAGGAAATCTATTGAACTTATATTTATCAGCCTGCATTGTTTCTTTGGTACACCATTTCTTCTGAATGTTATCAATAAACATTCCATCATACTCTAGTACAGCATGACCTTCGCCTCCTATAGTACAGTATCTCATACGAGCTTTGTAGGTTATGATATCTTTCCAGAAACCCCACATAGATTCATCATTGATAAGATAAAGCAAGGTTAGTGAGTAGTCTTCACAGTCTCCGTGAAAAGGAGTTTTCTTCAGTATTGTCCAGTACTCTGCAGTCTTAAACTGTCTACTATCGTACATGTATTTCCAGTTCTTATTTAAGAACCTGATTTTCTTTTCAAAAGTGTCTTTCATAATTTATTTCTTTCCCAAAACTTCTTTGCCATAAAAGGCTATTACAATTGCTGCTACAGAAACAAAATACGTAGGAGCCATATCACCTAAAGTTTCTGAAGAGTTTTCTAGTCCTAGTAGTTCTGCTACCACTATTGCGAAAGGGTAGAGTAACATACCTCCAAGAGAAAACCATGCCATGTTTCTCTGTGCATCTCGCATGGCATCTTGGTCTTCAAGCTCTTTTTGTTTTGCAACGTCTATAGGTTTGGTCATACTCTTACGTAAGTCCTAGTGGTTTCATCAACAAGTATCATATCAAAGTTGATAATCATTTCCGACCCCGCAGAGGTTGTTCTAGCTCTAAAGTCTATGTCCGTCTTTTCAGGAAGTAATAACCCCGAAGCGAATTCATGAAGATGAGTTGCTTGATATATCTTTACTTCAGTTTTTAGTTTAAAAGAAACCGTATCATTAGTTTCACGAGTAAACATCCGAACAGTAGCATCATCACCTTTTCCACAAGAAGCAGTATAGTTTAGCAAGTAACCAGTATATCCAGCAGGGATTGTATAAAGCCCTATCTGAGTCTGATTTAACAGTTCTTGTATAGAGGCAACTACAGTACCTGTACCGCTAGCAGCATGTATACTAATAACTCCTACATTGGCAGTATCAACATACTCTGCTCTATAAATACGCCTAAAAGTTTGGTCTAATTGTATAGCAGTAGCGCCTGTCATAGTTTTGGTAGTAGTAACCTTATTCCAATCCGCATCAAGACCTTCGACAGTAATATCTCCAGTATCACTAGCAGAGGTACTCTTTACGAAAATAGACTGAGTGCCTGCATCGAAAACAGACCAAGGGTACAAACCTCCTGTAAACCAAATAGACTCATAAGCCTGGTTAGAAAGAGCAGGGTTATAACCAAATTTATGTACAGGGTGTATCTGTAAGTTTCTTTTGTTATCTCCATGTAGGTAGATAATTTCGTCTATATCTACCATTTTACTTTATCCGCCCAATATGCAGCAGAGATAGGCCCTTTTGCTATATTCTTAGCGTGACGAGCTTTAAAGGATTTACGCTTAGCTTTCATTGCAGCTGACTCACCTGTTTTAGGTTTACCGGCTGTTTTAGCGCCTTGCTGACCGAAACGAATAGTCTTAACTTTGCCGCCTACCTTTGCCACTACAATGTGTGACTTCTTGGCATGACCTGGGGTGCGTTTAGGTTTATTGTAACCTGACACACCGGCTCTTTTTAATCTAGAATCTTTCTTCTTTACTCTTCGTTTGGCAGGCATAACTTGCTCCTAAGCTTACGGTTTTTAGCCGTTCTTTGTCCTCTTTTAGGTTTACTACGTTTAATTGGTTTCTTCGGCTTTGGTTTCTTCTTTGGCATATCTAAAGTCCTAAAGGTACTAGTACCTTCCGAGAGATCTATAAGAACTCTTACTTCATCGTTGCGAGGGTTAATATAACACCAGCGAGGAACATAATAATTGTACCTCCAAGTGCGACAAAACGACCTTCCATTCTTCCGAGTGTATTTTCTATATTCTCTAGACGAACAAATGTGGTCTTCCAACGTTCCTCACATTGTACTTCGTGAGTGCGTAGTTCTAGTTCTAGTTTATTCTGCTCCATTTAGTAGTTTTTCCATTAATTTACCATAGTTACCTTGACCGAACGGTACCGCTTCGTTGATCTGAACATTGGTCTGATTCTTGACGTTTCCACTTTCAGCTTTTAATATATCAGCTTGAGCTTTAATTTCGTCCATACGCATTTTATGGGCCATTTGTAATAGGTCAGCTAGATCTTTACTAGAGTACACTCCAGATTCCTGGGCTTCTTCAAGTTTAGATGCTATCATCTCGTCTAACAAACTTCCTATAGTGTTTTTATTTCTATATCCCATATCGAGATACACTGTGTCAATATACTTTTTTACTTCACGAGTATTAAGTAGTTCGACTACAGTAGTTTCGGGCACCTGAAGATACTCACAGACTCCTCGGATATTTCCGAACTGTAAGTAACTATTGGCTATCTCTAGCCCTTCTGGTGTTATTCTAGTAATTTCTTTACTCATGAGTCAAATTATACCTATGTGAGGGTTGTATGTCAAGTTTTATTTTTCTATGCTGGGTATTTCAAAATGTTGCTAGGATAAGTAAAACTTTAGTGATTTTTGTGTTGTTATCTTTAAGATTTAAGAAATTATATCAAATAGGACCAACCTTGTCAAGTTTTTTATTTTGTGGAAGTCATTGTCTTGGGGCGTGGTACTTTTTTGAAATTTTTTTCAATTGGTTCTTATTGGTTCAGGTTTGTTCAAGTCTTTTTAGCTCCGTTCAGCCTTCTACTCTTTTACAAAAAGGTTTACGCGCGGGGGAGGCCCGGCTGCACCAAATTGGTGCAGTCGTCTAACCGCCCTGCACCAGGTTGGTGCAAGAAAGCCTTAGAACATTTTAGCGTATAGCTACCGGTTTTTAAGACTAAAATGTTATAAGGAATCGCTTAGAACATTTTAACATATAGCTACCGGTTTTTAAGACTAAAATGTTATAAGGA